ATGACTGATATGGAAGCACAACGTGAGCCTTTGACGCATCACTTGTCCAAACGCGTGATCCGTGTCACAGGGGCACTTGTTTTCTGTGCATTCTGCCTGGTATTGGTATGGGTCATTTTCCACCAACGGCTGCCACATCCTGCCCCTGCGAAAATTCAAGAAGAGGGTATGGCACACGTTCGGCAGATTGTCACTACGGTTGCCGCGTCAAGATGGGGACAAACGCAGCGCGGGCAACTGCTGGTGAGCGCATTGCAAAATCTCATCAGTACGAATCGCATTATCTTTACAGACCAATTGGCTGATACGGGACTGACCTTGCGTGGCAAAGGTGGTCGCAAATGCATCTACATCAAAGTGCTCATCACCGAACAGGGGCAATATCAACACAATGATGCAGAGCTTATGTGTGATGTGCTGTTCCACGAGGCACTGCATGTATGTACTGATCAATCCAATTGCATTGAACAGGAATGTGACGCTTTTCTGGCGGGGCTCGAAGCACGCAACCATTTTCTGGAATGGCCCCGTCCCACCTTTTACATGATCGAAGGACGGAGCATCGGCGATTTTGTGCTCGACCGTTATCCAGAATTATCACGCCATCCTGATTACAAACCGATGGCAAGCGACATGAACTGGTTACTCCAGCAATCGCAGTTGGCATCCATCTCAGACAATCGCTGAAGCATTGATGCGGATGTCCGGCCACCAGGTGATATTGACCTGATCGGGCGAAGTCTGCACGCAATCAATGCCATGGGTGAAACTGATACTCAGTGGATTGCCATTGTCCAGATTCAATGTTGCAGATGCATGGACCTTGCACGTCCCGATGGTGCGCGATGCGGATTGCCTGGAAAAATCAGCTTGTGCGTTGCTCCGAAGCGTCAAGGTTGTGATGTTACCGACATGTTGAAAATCCACATTGCCCGCAAGTGTAACTGCATTGAGCGTCATCTGTCCTTGCGTGGTCAATGAGCCTGATGACTGTTGTATCTGATCCGCGTCACATGCCATGATCACCGTGCCCCCAGCCTGATACAAGTCCGTCAGAGTGACATCTTCACCGATGACGACATTCGCATCACTGCCCAGACTCCCAGCCTGGCCGACATAAATCTGTGCGACGGTAGCAATCTCGCCGGGCAGGTTCGATGCGATGCCCAACTTGCCGCGAAGGATTCGCACGATGTTGGCCACATGATTGCCGATCCAACGCACTACTTGTTGATGACTGTCGCTTGATGTACTGGCCGTGTTGTGAACATGTAGCTGTGTCTGTACGTTGCCGGTGTCGAGTTTGATACGCCCGGCTCCTGATGGCGATCCGGCACCGGCATGTTGCCCGACATGTACATTGTCCGCAGAGATGGCCAGGTAGGTTTGGCGATACTCGCTTTGTGAATTGTCAGATGTGTCAGCATCGACGGTGAAAACTGCATCAGGCAAGCCGATTTTGCCGGTGTAGGATTGTTCAATGTGCAATGCAGATAAAGTGACCGAAGCCTGATCAAGCCCGAAAAATACCGGCACACTGTTGTGCCGAAATATCACCACATCCCCGTTGGCAGGCACATTGCTTGTCGACCAATTGCCGGCAGTTGCCCAGTCATTGGGACCGCTGCTGGTGGTCGTTGTGGCAATGGTCAACGTCGCGCTGCCGGTAGTGGCGGCTGCTACATTAAACGGCACACCTGCAATGTCAGCCGTGAGTGAAAGTACACCACTGTTTTCACTTGCTGTGATTGAGGAGTGATAAGGATGTGTTGAATCATTCCACAGATCACGCAGCGCCTGGGCGATGATCGATGCGCTGTCGCTACCACCAGCCGTGTAGGACAGATCGACGTTGCCGACGGTGAGTGTGAAAGTTTCGCTGGTCATTGTGCCCCCAGGGGTGGCCGTGGTGACCTGGGCGACAGCGGATGCGTGGCCTTTCCAATAGAGCGTTGCCATATTTATTCTCCGTGATAAGGAAGCAGTTGGTTGAGTTTACGTTGACGTTTTTGACAGTTGTCACAAGGTGATATTTTGCCGACAGTCAAGGTGTTGATAATGCGCTTGACGGTATCCCCAAGGCCGCGATCCGGGCCATCGTACTGCTGGCATACATGCAGACAGATGCCCTGTGAAGGTTGTTGGTATGCCTTGATCCGGCAGCACCCGCCATCTGCAAGACCGCAGTTTTCCCAGTGTTTACAGGGGATTTTGTTCATAGTGGGTTCAGACATCAGAACACCTCCATCGTGTTTGGCCCGTTACATCCAGTGAGTTTGGTATAGGTTCCAGAGGGTGTGAGCCCGGTCGTTTTGACGCCTTGCCACAGCGTGTTGTCACTGCTCGTACTAAAGCAGCGAATCGTCAATACCCATTGGCATTCATAGGGATCAAGTACCAGGCTCATCGTGGAGAGATTCACGCCATCGATCCGAAAGCAGTGATCGACCGGCCATGTTGTGTGGTTGGCATTGAGCCCTTGCCAGTTGCAGGTGCTGTAGCGTTGGAACGTGCCATCCCAATCTTCCTGCGTCGAGCAATTACCCCCGTCACAGGTCCCGCAGGCACGCAACAGGTTTGGGGTGATGGCATAACTGTTGGCCAGATTCGCCGGGCAGAAACATGGGGCAGGAACGGATTGACAAGCATTGACCATGTGCCCGTTGGTGTTGCGTAACAGATGCCCGTCATCAGCATGGTGCAGGTGTTGACTCATGAGCAACTCTCCGTGGCATCAACCGTGATGCGGCGTTCTGCGGAGACAGATGCAAGTTGTCCCAGGCTGTTGAATGTCAGATCACGGACCATGCTGTAAAGCACATGATCCCCGGACGCGTCATAGACGGTTGCCGTCTGTACGGTCATGCGCATGCCGCTGTTGTTGTCATCATTGATATTCCATGTTTGTGTGTCGGGTTCATTGGCATGTGTCGTGACATACGTCATATCACGCAGATTGTTGTCATCAACAATACCAACGGGTCCCTCGCTACCGAGCGTGGGCAAGACGGAGGTGTCCAACTCGATCACGTGCATTCCGGCCATGCGACTGACGAAAATGCCATAGCCGCCAATAATGGTTTCCAGTCGTGTTGTCATGATCCAAGTCCCATGTTTTTGAATTCTTCATCGCGGTATAGCGTGACACGTTTGATGCCGACACCACCCACCAGGTCCGCCGGCGGGCGATTGGTTTTGGGGTCGGTGTAACTGACGATGGGCTGCCAGCCTTCGGCGTTGTATTGGAAGAGATAGGTGACGAGAAACGTTTGACCACCATCGTCGCTGTTGCCACTGATGGCGGTACACAACCAAGTGCCGGGGCCGCCATCAAAAATGTTTGAACGATTGACGGTGCCTGCATAGGTCTTGGCGGTGCTGGCAGGATGTGTGGTTTCCAGCCGGGAAAACGTTAATTCCGTCTGGGGGCGCAATACTGCAACTCTGGCGCCTTGTATGCTCAGGTCTGTATCTTCACCGCTGGCCGAATACGCCACGGTGATACGATTGCCTGAAAGGTCAGTTTCGGTTGATTGTTGTCGCAAGGCAGAACCGACCTTGACCTGAGGTATGTCATTGTTACTACCCGCAGGATTGTGGTAATCGATAGTGATGATCGCTGCGTTGGGGCCATCCGGTTTTGCAGTGATGCTGCGGGCCACCAGATCCTCAATGTCCGGATGTGCCTGCCCCACGCGCGGCAGGTTCGCATGTTCCAGAGCCTGTCTCAGTTGTGTGATGCCGGTGATGTAGGCTGTTCGCTGGGCCTCCAGTCCGTTGGACGTTTGGCGCAGCAGGGCACCTTGAGTTCGATCCATTTTGAGCTTGATCATGGCGTTGTTCCGAATCTGTTTGAAGGTTAGACAAGACGAATCTGCCAGGTGCTTTCCTGTGTGATCCGGTCGTGTTCGACACTGGTTTGATCACAGGAAGTCAGCCAGCACTGAATCAGTTGAGGTGTCGATTTTTGCTGTATAACAAGCTGTTTTTGACCCAAGTGACGTAGCAGAACATCGTGAGTTGCAGCAAGTGTTGCAGCACCATCCGTCAGTGAATAGACAAGGCTCAATCGTAAAACCCCCGACCAGTCGGACGTGTGTTGCACATAGGTTTGAGGTTGCGTGTCAGATATCGCAAGCCTCAGATAGGGTAGTGATGCATTGGGTGGAACACGCTGGATATACAGATTGTTCCGTAATGGCTGTAAAGCTGTATCCGTCTGAGCCTGTTGAATCAAATGCGCAGCAATCGCCTGAGTGATCGCAAAAGGATTCATGGCAACACCTCCATAGTCAATGCCGTTTTGAGATGGCCAGTCTGTGCCGGGTTGGTGACGACCAGAACCTGAAATTGACGTTGATCCACTACGACACGATCCACTTGCTGAATGTCGGTTTCGATAGGCATGTGAATTTTGAAACGCAGTTTTTCACGTGATGCCGTACCGGAGTCGCCGTCGAGTATTTCCATTTTTGCAGGGATGTTTTGCAGATGTGACTGCCAACTGAGCACAGGTAAGCCATAGTCATTGGTTTGCGAGACAGGTCTGAGAATTGATACGCGCAGCGGCAACATGTGAATGGGAGAGCGACTGGTCATATTTCAGACTCCTGTGAGTTGAAGGTTCATGTAAGGACGCAGACGTGCCAGTTGATCGTCGTTGAGACTCACCGCGCTGGTGAGGGTGACAGCATGATCACCTAGAGATTCACGTTGCAGATTTGTGTCATGCGATCCGAGGTGAAAGGCTTGTGCGACCAACTCATTGGTGACCTGCACAAGGTCAGCAGGGATGATGTCATAGCCTGCTTCATAGGTCACAAAAACTGGACCGTTACCAAAGGGTTGTCCCAGTCGCAGAGAGCCGGTCGGCCAATCCAACTGGTAGGCAGTGTCCGTGTGATTGGGGACGTTGAGCCACACCATTCGGGTCTTGGCATCATCGCCCACCATGGGGTGCAGTTCGCTGCTCGGGCCATCAAGTGACAGCGAGCCAGCCCAGCCGGTTAGCGTATCAATCACTGCAATGAGCGTGGAAATCGTCGGGTAACTGATGAACTCCAGCTCATGGGTTGTCAGGGTTCCGTTGCTATCAAGGGTCCGCAGTAACACTGCTGTATCACTCACTGCCACACTGGCACGGATGGCGCTGCCCGTGTATTGCACCGTGAGAGCAGCGATGTTGCCACTGCTTACCCGGTGAATCGCACGCACTGGAAAATGTTTGAGAATAATGTGACCATTGCATAACGATGTGAAACGCTGCATATGAACCTGACGCTTGAATTGCCTGTCGCAGATGAGTTGAATACGCCCACTTATCTGGTTGATCAGTTCAGCCAGAAAGGTATCACTGTCACTATCCGTGATACGCAGATGACGTTTGATCGATTCGAGCGTGGTCAATGCATCATCATCGAGTTCAATGTCACTGACCGAGTTGACATTGTTGCCATTCCAATCCACATCCTCAGTGGCTAGCAATAAATCTTCATTCGCAGGAAAACTATTGGCAAGACGGTAGAAGAGCACGCGGTAACGGCCAGGGCTCATGCTGTTAGGCCAGTCTGCTTGATACAGATCTCCACCGTTATCCAACAGAGGAAGATCATAGTCATCAAGGTTGGCGGAATTCCAGGTTTCAAATGCAAGACGTGTGTTGTTCCAGACCCACGCGTCACTGTGTCGTCGGATGATGGCGTACAGATTCGCACTTCCCTGGAAGCTGAGTTGCAATTCGTTTGACATGATGGTTGACCCTTGTTTTAAAGGTATTTTGGGGCGATCTGGTCAAATGGCTTTGTCTGCCATCAAGCAGACAAAGCGCAAGGAGAAGAGAGGGCGGTTATGCAGTCACGCGGTCTTCAAGCACGACGAATGGTGAGAGCGAATCCGTCGAGTTGTCCGGCGTGATCGGGGCGTCAAGCCAGGGCTTGCCCGCCACGCGGAAAGTGAAGCGGAACGCTGTGATGTCGTAGTCGAACCACAGGTGAATGCTGGAGTTGGTCTGTACACCACCAGCCTTGGTGAGTGTCAGATACTGGCTCAGGTCGGTGAACATGATGTCTCCCTTGGTCCCCAGCGTCTGGGCATGCTGCGAGAGAATGACCGGCCGGCCAAAGAGCATGCCAAACGGCGCATCGCTCACACCATTGGGCGGCAGGTAGATGGGTTGATTGCCCAAAGTCATCGTCAATAGCTGCGGCAGGACATCCTGATTCATCAGCCATACGGCGTTACTCACACTGCTGGCAGGCATGCGCGAATACATCTTGGCGATGTTGGCGGCGACCAGTGTGTTGTCCGACTGGCCTGATTCCTTGCTCACTTCCACCGTCGCAGCGGAGGTGAGAATGCCGGTGGGCTTGGAGGAACCATCACCATTGATGATGGCGTCATCCACCTTGTAACGAATGGCACGAGCTGCTTCGGGACCGATGAATGCGGACAGTGCGGTGACATCTTCAAGCAACTCATCACTTGCCGGAACCAAAGCAGCGAGCTTGTTGAGTCGCAGATTGCGATAATCAAACGTCGGACGCGATTGCGTGACAGATGAACCTTCATCCACCCAGTAGGCCTGCACACCGGTGTTGCCCCAGGCGGTGGCTGTACTCACCGGCAGGTTCAGTGAGTTGCGCGATGTGGGAATCTGATTGGTGCGCGACAGCAGAGATTCTTCACCCAGGACCACCTGCCAGATTTGGCTGGACCATTCTTCAGGCACCAGGTACCCACCTGCCGCATCGGTGGTTTCGTTGGCATAGGTGCTGGGGGCTTTGGTGATCAGACGCGAATCACTGGGACGCCCCGGTGCGCTGGACTTCTGTACGGCCAATGCAAATTCACCGAAATTACCAAACCCATGCTGGTTTTTGCGGGATGCAGTGATCGCGGGCATGGCTTTGTTCACGCGGGTTTCACTGCCCAACGTGGCCGAGATGGTTTTCTCGATGATGCGTTGAATCTGCTCATCATTGAGGCTGTCGGCTTCATCGCCGATGACCATGGCATCGATGCCGATGGGCTGATTGTCATCATCGACAATAGTGTTGTCTTGGGCATACGCTTTGATCGCCTTGGTGAGATTATTGCCCGTTCCATAGCGGGTGATCATCTTCGGGAGGACGTCGGACTTGAACTGATCAATGGTCATGGTTTGCTGCTCGTTCATGAGTTTGTTCCTTGTTGGAGGTTTTGAAATGGATTGCCTTCGCAGACTGTTGAATCCTCTCTTTGGCTCGGTCACCATGTAGGACAAGTGACTCTCCAACCCGGAGGGGCAGACTGAAGGTTTCGTTTTTTTTGAGTTGCTTAATCGAAATACAACTGGCCACGCATGCGCGCTACCTGTCGCTGTGTCATTTCCGTAATACGTTTATTGACTGGCATCGCAGGCACGACAATCATCACTTTCTTGTGATTGACATGCACATCAGGCCAGTACGGTTCCAGGGCATGGGCTGAAACAAGACCTTTACTCACCGCCAACGCCAAGGCGTCTTGATTGGCTGGCAGTGGGGCGACGGAGTATTCCAACAGTTTCCATTTGCTGTAGACCTGATTGACCTGATTACCAAAGAGCTGTTTGTCTTTGACGGTGGGGTTGCGACTTTCTATGGGGGCAAAACCAACGCTAAAACCGTGAATCACACCTTGCTGAAACAGGGACAGTAAGGTGTCCGGCAACCAATCTCCGCTATGATTCTCGGGCTTTTTGGCGAAAATGGTGGTTGCTTCCAGATGATCCGGTGATCGCTTGATCGCGGTACACTTTCCCACCGGCAGGTTGTAATCATGGTTGAAAAACACCGTGGGTGATTTGAGGAAATCCGTTGCATCACATCCTTGTGGGATGAGGACATCACCATCCCGGTCGACGCTGATGCTACTGATGCTGGCCACGACACTGCGGTCTTCGAGCTTCACGCCAAGCTCAGCGACAAAACGTTTGCGGATGGTTTGAGAGGTATTAGACATGGTTGGGTTCCTTTTGTTTTGACGATTACTTGGCAAATGCATCACCACCTGCAATCGGCTCAAGTCCTTCTTCACGACGCGCTTCATTGATGGTCATGATGCCAGCAGAAACATACTTGGTACGACGATTGAGTTGAAACGTTTTGTCTTCAGGTACGGGATTGTCATAGGCAAGAAATGCTTCTTCTTCGATCCCATACAGTGGTAAAAGTTTTTCGTTGAGCTTCTCTTCATCCATCCGACAGTAGGGCAGAATGGTGTCACGCAACCATGCTGAATCGGCAACTTCGGCATTGGCGCGATTGGGATTGTTGGTCAGCAATTTGCTGATGGGAACGCCAAAACCCGCAGCAATTTCCTCCAATACACGATCCGCATCACCGATCAAATCCACCGGTAAATTCAAGGGCATCGCCTGTACATCGCCGGTGATGGTGATGAACTTGCCACTGTTACGCGGGCCTCGGAGTTTGCTGTCGATTTGTTTTTCAAAACGATCCAAAGCTTCTGCCGAAGCACCCTGTTTGACGACAAGCAGATAATCCGGCCGTGCATGGTTATCGAACCGTGCGATATCCATTTCCCGTTTGGCATCGTGTAATCCTAACGCGCTCCAGATGGCTTCCAGTCGGCCCATGCCATAGTGAATGTCACTGATACTCGGCAAACGAAAGTGAATCACTTCGTCAGCTTCGAATTTCACTTGTTCCAAGGGGTTTGGGCCATAGCTGTAGCCACCGACGAACTTCTCTTTGGATGGGATGATACGCGTCCACTGGCTGGGCATGAGCCACAATTCCGAAGGACGCTCAAGCATCGGGTTCATGACGGGATGCAGATAGCAGTTGCCGGTGATCTGCAAATACAACATGCGGAGAACCGTGAGTTCAAAGCCATTTTGATGCGGGTTGACCATGTGCAGCAGATCAAGCACGGGATGTCGATCCACCACCTGTTCAAATTGATCACCCCATTCTGCAGCTTTACGCAACACGGATTGACTGGGTTGGCATTGGAAGGAATTTTCACCTGTAAGATGTTTTCGCTGTTGAGTTGAAACAGGACGTGTTTTGAAAAGTTTGTTACCTTTGCGACTTCGCACGAAGAGCCGCAGCGGTATTGATGCCACCGCGTTGGCGTTGAGCATGGCGGCAGCATAGACCCAGTTGCTGCATTGATGCACCGCAGCATCATGATCAAAGGGGCGTGGTTTAGCACCATGTGTACCAAGTCCATCCAGAAAGTTGATGGATGAACGGGTGTAGCTGTTGCGTCGGAAGATCGCTTTGAGTTTGCTGAGCATGTGAAAAGTTCCTTGACTGTATACGAGGTTTATTTCCCCAGGACGCGGACATCCAACGTGTTTGATGCAAGACCATCCAGGTACACCACGGCATAGCGCATCGCATCCATCCCGTGATCGTTGACCATGACCGGTGTTTCTGACACATCCGTCCCGCGATGCCAGACATAGCCGGGGAATTCCTGGCTGGTGGATGTGGGCTTTTGTTGTTCAAGCAAACGTGGGTCGGTTTGGAGCAATACATGGTGCATGAGCATCAGACGCGGTTTGCCGCCACGGGCTTTTTTCAGACGACGTGTAACCGATTGGATGCCGTTACGCAGAGATTTTTGCGCGAGTGTGGTTTGGATGCCATAGCGTTCCAGAGTCGCTCGACCCTCTGCGTCGTGATCGGTGATGGTGGCTTCGTAGCTTTCGCCTTCAGAGTGTTTGGCAATGGTTTGTGCATGGTCTTCAACAAGTCCATGACTCATGTACAACTCACGGTAAAGGATCATGCGGTCATCAGGATCAATTGCCCACCATTGGCAGACAAACGGATTGGTGTAGCCGAAGTCAATGCTGCGAATGCGCCTGTATTCACAGGGGATTTCGTATGGGTCGATCATGTGAACCGCGGGGTCCCACATGTCATAGACCGCACCTTCCTGGCCGGACCAGATGCCTTTGTATAGGCGGTCGCGGCGGACACCGGTGAGTTGATCCAAACGTTGGCGGTACTCATCGGTGACGTTTGGGTTGTCGTCATGTCGACTCAGCAGTCGTGTCATCTGCCCACGCAAAGCACGTTGATTAAGCCAATGCGTTGGCGCATCAGGATTGGTGTCCGCGATAGCTTGTTGGTAGGGCATGATGCCGTTACGCAGGCGGGTGAGTAGGGACTCCCAATCATCTTCGGTGAGTTCACGTGCCTCGAATGCAAAAATCATGTCGTATTCCGTGGACATGATTCGGCTGGCACGGTCCATGCCAGCAATGACGAGTACCGAGCCATTGGGATAGTGATATCGTTGACGTTGTGGGCGTGAGGGACTAGCGAGCATGGGCCATCCAGTAGGAAGAACTTTTTCCTCCAGTGTGACCAAGACGGATTCAGTCATGGATTCGCGGGTTTTTCTCACGAGTAATGCACGCATACCCGGATACTTCAGCGCACAGAGATTCGCTTTTTCAAGTAACGCCCGTGTTTTGCCTGTACCTGCCGGGCCTTCCATAAGGACTTCCGGGGCGTGGCAGTAGAGCAGGCCTTGAGCTACGCCGTAGGGTCGGTAAGGTTTGTTGTCGTGTGTGATGGTCATATTTTTTCCAGTTCCACTTCACTGACGACTTTGACAAGCAAACTGTCAGGGCCGATACCTGATGCAAAGCTCTCCTGGCGTTCGAGCAATTTCTGCTTCATGTCGATGAGCTGTTTCCAGCGGTCAATGGCTTTGTGGTCGCCGTTGCGAACATCTTTGGCCAAGGGGAGCATGGCCATTTCAATGCGAAGCAGGTCAACTGCACGTTCGATATCAGTTGAATTGTTTTTGCCTTTGACACTTTGTTTGATGTCATTGAGCACGGTGTTTTCACTGACATTCAAAGATTTTGCGATTTGTGCGTAGGTTAGTCCTGCTTTACGCATCTCCAGCGCACGGATACGACGGTCGATGATGCTTTGCTGACGAGGACTGGTGGCTTTGTTTTTTTTCTTGACGGTCATGTTTCACGCAACTGCCTTTCGGTAACGGAACGATGCGGTGATGCGTCCCATGGAGCCAATTTTTTTGCCTGTGCGAGCGAGGATGCCCTTGTGTGCCTGGCCACATTTGACGACATTGGCACATCGCCATTTGGAATTCCGTGAAAGACTGCGAATCAAGGCTGGATGCGAAGTGACGATGGTGATACGCATGTTGACTGATTCAAGTTTTGCCACATTGTCCAGTAGTGCAGTCCCGACACCTAACCCCTGAAAATCAGGCAAAACGACAAGACGATGAATGATTCGCATGTCGTGATGACCGTAGAGATGCAGTGTGCTACAAAAGGCGACAGGCTGATTGTCCCACGTGGCGATGTAGCATCGGGCAGCCTTGTTGAGGTTGCTGCTTAAATAGTGATGACGCTTAAACAATCGCCACTGATCCTGTTTGCAACTTCGGACTTCGAGTTGGATAGCTGGACGCCGAACCGACCCCCAGTGCAGCGAACCGTCTGCCATATCCAGGTACCAGTCGGGTTCGAGCCATTGGAGGATGTCGTAGTGACAGGTTACGGCGACAAACTTTTTACACTGTGCACGGCCAGCACGCATGGTTTTAGCGACGGCAGCACTGCCGAAGCGTGCAACCTGTCGATCCACAACGCTGGTGAATTCATCGAACACCACGACCTGTTGATCTCTGAGCAGGGCATGGGCCAGATCACATCGGAATTTTTCGCCGTTGCTTAAGACATGCCAAGGTCGTATCCAGGCCGGTGGTGAACTGAATCCCACGGCGTTGAGCATGGCGGTGACATGTTTGCCGGGGATGGATTGGTCAAAGCCATCAATGACTGCTTTGTCATGGGGCCAATCGGGACTACCGGTTAAGGTGTCGGGGGCCAAGCAGCCTTCATGTCCGAAAGCTTTGTTGGCAATGGTGCTTTTGCCTGAGCCCGATGGTCCGACAATGGCGCCCAGTGTCCAATCACCTTCAAGATCAGGCAGATCAACTTCAAATCGCTGAACGCTTTTTTCGGTGATGGGTACATCAAACAGACCTGCCACCTGACGGACACGGAAGCTGTCGAACACAGGGGTTTGTACTAGAGCGTCAACACGCGGCATGAGTAACCCTCCTGATCAAGACGTTCAAAAAGCTGCTTTTGCTGATCTTCGTTGATACATGCAACGAGGACTTGATACGTGTCGGGAATTTCGACATCACGCATGGCTTGTGATTCGATCTGCATGGCTTTGTTGATGGCCTCTTCAATCTGTCCATCATCAAAACCGGTGGTCAAGTGATCGAAATCCATCTCGTTTTGCAGGATTGCAAGTTGTTGAGCGAGTTTGTCGATGTCCCAGTCACTGGTGTCGGTGGTGCGGTTGTCGGCGATGGCGTAGGCACGGGCGCTGGAGCCGGAAAGACCGGATGCAACGACGGCTAGATGGGTCCAGCCCAGCGCCCGTGCCGCCAGTAGGGTGCCGTTGCCGGCCAGGCAGGTGTGGTGCTTGTCAATGACAATGGGTTTTTGTTGGCCGAAGGCTTCGAGACTGCGCGTGATGGCATCAAGATTTTCTTCGGGGTGTTTACGGACATTGTTTTGGTCGATGTTGATCTGATCAATATGGATAGCCAGTGGTCGCAGTGATGGTTCGATGAAATTCAGTTCGGAAAATTCAGTCATGATTACTGCTTTCAGTCTGGCGTTTGCCGGTCCAGCTTTCGCGGAGCCAGCGGACGTCGGTTTTGACCTGGATGAGTGAGTTATGAATGGCGATGAGTTTGTCATCAAGCAGTTGGTTGCGTTGTTGAACGTTGGTGAGTCGCGTATCCAACTCATCAAGCTTTTGTTGTGTGACAGCACGTTCACCGGCCATGACCCAGACCCAGCCCATGAGTGTGATGGACACGGAGAAGACCCATGCATATTGGTTGAGTGTTTTCAT